AAATACCTCTCTCCGGCGAAGAAAGCGGGTCCCGCGGCCATTTCTGAAGAAATCGTCGTGGGTTTTCGAGCCGGGTTTGCACTCCGCCGATTTCGCAACCGCCACCACATCAATGTTTTACGCGGTTCGAAATCGGCGGAGGGGCGCCTTTCTGAAGGCAGACCCCCCACCGCCCTAAAACGCCTTTGGAATTGCCCCCCTTAGCGTTTGGCGGAATATGTAGCCCAGCCCAGCCCCATCGGCGGTCGTGCGTCTCCTCGCGAAGCATGAGCGGTGAGTCGCACGTTAAGAAATTGCCCTACCTCTTTTGCAATTGCAAGGTGTGTTGCGAAGCACACACGAGGCAATTGCCGGCATGGCAGCACCATGCTCATTACATTATGCTTGACAGATAATGGTTTCTTAATCACACCAAGCCCCGACACTGAGCCGTGCCGGGGCTTTTTCATACAATAAAAAGCCCCGAGCATAATGCCCGGGGCAGTGCGTCCGTAGGCCAACGGACGGCTTGGTGTCAAACGGGGCGGTGTTAACGAGCCCCAGCCTAAATCTCTATGGAATCAGCCGCACGGCGTATGCGGTTGCTCAGGTCAGTGAGCGCCCCCTTGAGTTGGGCACGCTCCTCGGCGTTGAACTCCGTGGGCTTGTTGTTGCCGTCGCGACCGTCCATCTTATGATAGAACCATGAGGCCGACTTGGTGAAGTAAGTCCTTGCGAGGTTGCCCCATGATATGGCAAGCAAGATGTCATCCATCTGCTGCTTCATTGTCTGCTGTTTGGTTGTCTGCATTGTCTCCATGTTCTTTCCTTTCCTATTTAAGAAAGCCCTGCCCGCTTGGAGCAGGGCTTTTCTTTATCCGTAAATCATTTCTTCAAATAGCATTACCGCATAGTGGAGAAGTTCCTTCTGCCCGTTAGGGTAAGCTCTCTTGTAGTTTCTGATGGCCTCGATGAGGTCGTTTTCTTCGTTTGTGATTTCTTTCTGCATGTTGTTAACTCTTTATGTTTGACAATGCAAAGATAATACAAATTATTGTACTAACCAAATAATTAGTACACTAATTTATACTACAAGGAAAGATTTAACATTTCAGACCGTCGACAATTGTCTGCTCCCTCTCGCTTAGTAATATAGGAATTGCATTAGCCGCTGCCGCCTTCACCGCTGCTGCTTTCGCCGCTGCAGCTTTGGATATTAGCAGGTGGTCGCCAAACAAACCACTTTTCTTAGGATGCAAATCGAGGTTACGTATCAGCTTTGCCTCTCCTCTCCGTATCGAGAACGCCTCGTCACCTTTAGCCATTGTCTGCAAGTCAGACACGGAAAGCAATTCCTTTGGGTATCGGTATTTAGGAAGGCTCACTTTCTGCGTCTGCGAGGGACATACGGCAATGGCTCTGGACAGTTCGGGCGCAATGGTGACCAGCACGTCGCCTATAAGGTTTGTGGCAAAGTTGCATTTTACCTTTGCCCTATTGCTGTATTCTATCTGTGAAGCAACAACCACTACCGAACAATATTTCAGACACGAGAAGATAGTAAGTCCTGGGCCAAAGAGGAAAAAGGGAATCTTGCGCTCACTGTAGAACCTGCATATTTTTGTAAACATCGAGAACGGCGGATTGTCTATCACCACGCCATCCTCCGGGTATTCCGCATGTTCGTAGTCTCCGCCGGGGTAGAACGGTCGGAGCACCTCTTTCCCTTCCATCGAATAGATACTCCGTACATAATTCAGCACCGCATCATAAATATCGGGAGGAGTATAGGTATCATCGGTCGTTTTCTCTTTGTTCTGGAACTTGGCCACGAAGCTCTCATAGTCATGGAAGACTATCGGGTTCTGGCTTCCACCCTTTAATCGTTGTTTCTTTGTCGTTTCCATAATCAAGTCATTTTGAATATCCACATTTTATTAAGCACGCCCGAAGGAGCTCACGACGCCTCCGGTCATCCTCAACTGAAGTTTAGGGAACTTCTCCACGCCGATACACAGTGTGTCGAAGGCATCAGAGCCATCCGTCCGGTTCTCCAGTTTATCCTCTTCTGTCTCAGCCAACTTCTCACCACGTTTGTCCTTCTTACCATTATAAACGCCAGCCGTCTCAATGGAGAGCAGCAAGTCACGGTTATTGTCCCGATTGATGAGAACCTGGTGGTCCGCGCGCCCCTTGAACATACGGTCAATCAGCAGCTGCTTATCGATATGGTTCATCTGCTTGCCGATGCAGACATCGTTGACCTGCCACCCGTTCCTCTTCAGGATCTTGACAATAGTGCCATGGAAGTCGTCATTATGCAGGGCATAGTTGTTCGCGATAAAGGTCGTATCATAATAGAACACGACGTACTTATAACTGAAATACATGTAGTATTGGCAGAAGTCCTCGACCAACTCCGGAAGTTTCCTTTCATATTTCACGTATAGAGAGTTGACGACCCGTAACTTGCCGTCGCTCCCCACCTGGCCGACGACAATCCAGTTGATGTTGGCGTTGGCGTCGAACGCGATGATGAGCGGCAAGTCTTGCTCGAGATCCGAATCAAACCGACAATCCACCTTCTGCAGGCGGGTAAAATCGAACTGAAGGGAGTCCATGTGCGAGATGTTGGGAGCCGTGTACAAGTTTGACGGCCGCAAACCGCTATAGAATCCGTCCAAGGTGATGCCCAGACGGAGCCCGAGAATGGAGGTGGCGAAGGTGAGTGCCGGCAGGTTTCTCTTCATGTCGTAGAAATATTTCTCGCCCAGGATCGCAAGATTCTCAATGGAGGAATATTCCTTGTATAGCGTCAGGTTACCGCGGAACTCATCGGCGGTAGCCTGCAACCTCTTGATGCGGCGCTCGTATAACTCTTTGCGTTCGGGATGCTTTTTTATGCCGGCACGCAGTTGCCATATCTTGTAGATGATGCCCTGGACGACTTCGAGTATCTCGGGATCCATCATCTTCTCATAGTTCAGGAACCATGATCCCTTCTTCGTCACCGGCATATCGCTTGTGATGGTCATGCCATGATGGAGATAGCACTTGGAGAAGTACATCTCATTACCACGGTTTGCCTGAAACGTCTCCTCCTTCAGTTGCTCGAAGTCGATGAACTTCGCCTCGTCGATGATGAGTCCGTCGAGCGACATGGAGTTGGAGGTTCCGACTCTGTCCTGTGAGATGAGGGCGACGTAGGAGCCGTTCCAAAAGGAGATGATGTTCTCATAGTTCTCCGGCTGCCAGATGGGGTCAGGCCATTTCCATATTTTAGCCGGCCGATGCCCGATGCAATAGTGCAGGTCTTTCTTGTAGCCCCAGTTGTTGATGTGCATAAGGACAGACGGCAGGATGTTCGTCAGTCCTCGTTTGACTGAGGGCACGACGAATCCGAACGCGCCCCTGGGCATGGTTGTCACCATGCGCATCATGCGGAATGCCTGGATGAGACCCTTGCCGAGGCCACGGCCGCAGACGGCCACGAGGCTTCTGGGGTCGATGCTCAGTGTGTAATACTGGGCGTTATTCAGGTATATCTTCTTCGTTTCCTTCGGTTCCTGACTCTGGCTCTGTTTATTCATCCTTCAACTCTATAAAGTCGGCATCAATGATGTCGGCTCCCAGTTTCTTCTTCAGTTTCTGTATCTTGCCCCGCAGATCCTTGACCGGCTTGATGCCGATGACCGTCGGGTCGTCGGTAGGCTCGATGACGGGCGGCACGATTTCGGAGAAGTCGTGCTGCTCGATCTCATCCTTGTCAAGCTTGTTGTATTTGGCATAGTCAGCATTTGCCTTCTCGGCGCTGCGGTAGTCATGCGCCCTCATTGCCTCTTTGTATATTCGCTCGGTGCGGGCGTTGAAGACGTGGCGGTGCCACTCCTTCGACTCCTGCTCCAGGTTTCCGATTAGAATCTTCAGCAGTTTGATGTCATCGTAGCACTGGCGCTCCTTCAGCTGGGGGTACATCACCTTCTCCTGGTTCACCATCTCCCTTGTTCCTTTGTCGGGGAAGTTCAGCCAGAAGGTATACAACGAGCGCAGCCGCAGGAGACGGTCTATCATCTCCTGCGGCAAGCGGTTTCTCGCCATTTCATCGGCTGATGAAAAAAGCGAGAGTTGGTATTCATCGATGTTGGCCGGCATGCTCATAGGCTCAGTGTCATTTCTTGGATGTCGCGGAAGCACTGTTCCATGGCAGAGGGCGAGCAGGCCTTAGCCAGTTCGAGGTTCTTTTCCCTTAGTTCCTTTGCGGTCGCTGCCATGCCGCGCAGGTACGCCATTCTTGCCGGATTGCCATGTGTGGCGATATCGAGGGCCAGCATGTCCTCACTCTTCAGCCCCAGCAGGACGCATATCTGGTTCACCGGAGTCAGCTGCGATGCCATCTCCTCAATCTTCTTCAGTTGTTCTTTCGTGTAGTCCATCTATCTTTACTGAGTCTTTTATAAGCAGCCCCAGCTGCTTGCTGAGATCATTATAAATCTCGGCGTCTGTTGTGATGTATGTACATTCAGCACGGCCGCCATAGGTATTGTTTTGTGAGGACACTACGCTGATGAACGTGTGGGCCCCATGAACAAGAAGAATTTTCGAATGGTTCGAGGCAAGATAGACTTCCTCGAAGCACATTCCCATCAGATCTTTCAGTTTCACCGTCTTCTTACTGGCCTTAAGGTCGGCTACCATGGTAGCATGTGAGATGAAATTTTTCTTTCTGAGATTCAAGAATCCCGAAAGAAATTCCTCACTGGTCGAGAAGGTCGTCACCGCAACGTCGGCAGGCCCATCAATCTGCTCGAGTATCCACCCTAGCATTCCGAGGGTATGAACGCCGATGCCGAGATACACTTGGTGAGGAGCCTCACTCAGTGGCTTCAGAGTTTTCTGAATTGTCTGAGTTCTCATGAGGTTCTGTCTTTAGTCCTACAGCCTGATAGTTGGCCTTCAGTTCATCGGTGATGGGAGCGTTGGCCGAAATGATGATATCGAGGCGCTGCTGCATCTTCTCCAGCAGAGCCTGGAAGGCAGACTTGTCCTGTTCAGTGGCACCGGCCGACTCAGCCTGTGCCTTCAGTTCCTGCAGTTTCTGCAGGTTCTTTGAGAGATAGGAGCGAGCGGTGCCGATGGCAACTTGCGGGCTGTTCTCGTAATCCGTGCCAATCTCGTAGTTGTCGTAGCGTTCCATCTGCTTAAGATACTTCTCGTCGAGGGACTGCAGCACCTGCAGTTTGTCGTAGCGGTCGCAAGAAGGGAGGTTCTCCATGGACTTCAACTCCTCGAAGACAGCCTTGATCTGCTTGTACAACTCACCGTTGTCCACC